TCAACAGAAGGCGGCGTTCGCTGGTCCGATTCGACAAAACTGTCGCTTCGACCGTGGATGCCACCAAACTGGTGACCGTCTCTGCATATGCAGTTTTGGATGCCCCTGTGGGCGCCCTTATTGCAAATACGGAGATGGCCAATACCCTCGCAGAATTGATGTCGTTTCTCGCGTCTCTTGGCGCGTCAACGACCATCCTCTACGACGGTACTGGAAACGGTGCTGCTACACTCCTTAACGGCGGACTGTGAAGTCCGGCGTCTGGAGGCTGTTCTTGGCAACGACCTTTGTCGTTGTCGTCATCATCTCTACATCTTGCCGTCCCCTCTCGGGGACTTTTTCGGCTAGTTTCACTGGTACGTCGCTTAAAGGCGACGGGACCTTGAACCTGACGAACCGGTAACGGTTCGTTGTGTGTCATTCAGACACTAGTCGAGACGGGATGTATTAGCTACCTTGCTGGGGATTCACGACTCTGTTGACCTGCCAGTAACCCGTAAGTGCTCCCATTGGATCGCGGTGCCGTCGTATGATTACGACGTCCCACGACCCGTATGGATCGCCCATCGAGTTCATGTCAGACGACTGAAAGTCTTCGAAAAACCCCTCAGTGTAGCCGCCACTCAGAACGTACGTCCAACTTAACCCAATTTCGCTAACGACGTGATCTTCTCCTAGGATTAATTTATCCAGGATTGGTTTCACGACGCGCACTTTGGGCCTTATTGGTCGTTCGAACTGTGTAGCAGGTATTTGATCATTCATGATTGAGTACTTAGGATGGTGTGATCGTTTAGACCACGGTGGAAGCATGCTCTAGGAAAGGTACCATATGGACCTTAATAAGAGCCTAGATGAAGTTAACCTCATCGCTGCCATCCTCCGTGGCGTTCATACGTCACATGGAGTTTGGTTCAACAAACGCGCCCTGAAACTCACAGTTGCGAAACTGCGAGCCAGGGCTTTCACTGAAGGAATAAGTTTTCTTACGAAAACTTTGCCCAAGTTAGGTAGAGCGCTTGATAAAGCGCTCGCTGGTACGGCACAACTGAACTCTACGAGTTTAGGCTTTAAAGCCATCACCGGTAGTGAACTTCCCATGTTTATGGGTGAGTTCTTCAGTCGTGTCCTCCAACCTAATGGTACGGCCCTTCAGAATCCGTGTGCATCAAGCATACGTGTTTTGAGGCAAGTACTGTTTCCTTATGGAAAGTATGAGCTCAAATACACAGATAAGCAAGAACAGGAAGTCCTCAGTGCCTTCAAGGCAACTGAAGACGATCTTAATACATACAGCCGAATGTTACGACTCACGCTTAAAGCGCGGGACGTCATTCGAAGCCAGCGTTACGTCGATACGGAAGACAGAGACCCGCAAGGGTTTCCGCTTCTCCGTAATCGCCGCCTATCGCATGAGGATGATGTCGAAAGGCATCTTCCCTGTGATACAAGCGGAGGTATCGGTTGGACCAAAGAGGGCAGCTTGCTGGAATGCAGACTGCTCCAACTTAGTCTCGGAGTTCCTCTCTCGAAGAGAGGCAGCTTCGATTCAGATCCTTCCGGCGCAAGCCGGAGGTTCGAACACGTACCTGTTGGCGGAGGAGGCATTGATGAGAATCATTGCTTTTCTCCGTCAGAACGGGTTCAAGGTAGAAGATCTTCGTTCGACCAAGTTGAACGAAGGGCTCTCCACCTTGCTGCCGATCATGTAATTCGCTGGTCATTGGTTGTACGCGTAGCTCAAAGACGTCTAAGACGTCTTTTTGCTAACTTTGATCCTAAGGATATCATCCCGCGTCACGGACCTGGCAGGGTCTCTGGTAAAGAGATCTTGCATAGTAAGTGGCGTTGGAGTAATATACCTAGCCGTCTCGCAGATATGTACCCCATAGACGAGTATTTTTACTCATCGTTGGGGGCCGTATGCGATTCGTATCGGGACGGGATCTGTTCCCTCACCGATGTAGAGTCTTCCGCCAAGGTTCTCCTTGTACCGAAAGATTCTCGCGGGCCCCGCTTAATATCTTGTGAACCACTTGAATTTATGTGGATTCAACAAGGTCTGGGCAGGGCCATTGTTAAGCATGTGGAAGGGCATGTGCTCACAAAGCACTGTGTCCATTTCACCGACCAGGGACCGAACCGTCGAGGAGCTTGTTTAGGCTCCGAAACGGGGAAGTACGCCACGCTTGACCTCAAAGAGGCCAGCGATCGCGTTTCCTTGGATTTGGTTCGCCTACTGTTTCCGGAAGGGCTTATGCCTTATTTGGAAGCAGCAAGGAGCTTGTCTACGGAGCTCCCGGATGGTCAGAAAATTGTGCTCAAAAAATTCGCGCCAATGGGGTCAGCTTTGTGCTTTCCCGTTCTGGCGTTAACAATTTGGGCTATTCTGACTGCAGGAGCTCCCGATGCGGATACTCGTGAGGGTATCCTTGTGTATGGTGATGATGTCATTGTCCCAACGGCTTATGCCGCGAACGCAATGGAACTACTCGAGTCGTTTGGTTTATTAATAAACCGCGACAAGAGTTGCACCAGTGGTTCCTTCAGGGAATCATGTGGCATGGATGCCTTCAATGGCATCGATGTGACACCGGTCCGCATTCGGACCCTATGGTCATCAGCGCCCAGCCCGGAATCCTACGTTTCTTGGATTAGCTATGCTAATTCATTTCTTCGTAGAGGTTACCGCGAAGCCTACGATTACATCGTAGGGTCATTGCACCATGTCTATGGTGCAATTCCAGAGGAGGATAAGTATTTTGATGTGGTTGACGGCCAGCAGGTGCTGGTCGCCGTCCCACATGCTTATCCTTCTCTTATCGAGGTCCCGAGAGAACTCAGACCTAAGAAGCGTAGAGTTAATTCGAACTTGCAAAAGCTCGAATATCTCGTTCGCGACGTCAAGTCGGTGTCTTATAATCGTGATATTAACGGTTGGTCTATGCTGCTAAGGTACTTCACAGAAGGTGAAGCTCCCTTGACAGTTGAGCGTGCAGTCGCATTCCAGCGACGACACGTTAACATAAACTGGCCGTCAAGTCTTGATCGACACTTCGAGTGGAGGGAAAGCCCTCCTATCTCTGTCCGTCAGTACACGAAACGCAAGTCTAGCAAACTAGTTATGCG